ACATGAGAACAGAAAGTGAGTCGCGAGCAATTGTCCATTTTTTAAAGACTAGAAAAGGCACAGAAAGCTTCGCTGTTAAAAATCTGCCAGCTATTTATCAAGATGGAGACGCTTACAGTAAAAGATTTATTTGCTCCACTTTTAATAGTAATTTTTCATTTGCTGATAATTATAATATAAAGGCAACTTTCAACGAAACCAATAACTAAGAAATGTCTAATTATGTCCCCACAACTGAACAAGCTAGAAAGTCTATCAAATCTTTACGATTTGAACTTTCCAACTTGACCCCAAGCTCTTTAGTAACATTTTTTGAAATTGATATCTCCGAAATTATAAAAGATAAAAAAGGTAATTTGTTGGAAGATATTAAAACCGTCAAGATGACAGAGGGGGCTCCGCAGGATGGAATTTTAAGATTTCACAATAATATAAAAGTATTTAATTCTTATATTAAATGGCAAGGGCAAACCTACTATCCAGCCCCTATCAAAGCAGAAGGATTTGAATCTAACAGTAAAGGAGCATTACCGCAACCAACTTTAACTATTGCGAGCCAATCAGAATCCGGCATAGATCAATTAGCTTTATTAAAATATGAAATAAGAAAAATAGGAGATATCGTAGGAGCTAAAGTAACTCGAAAAAGAACATTTGCTAAATATCTTGATCCATCTAACTGGGGAAACACTGAAGCTCAATTAGGAAAAGAATCCAACACCTTACCAAACGGATTTGAGCCTGATCCTTTTGCGTATCTTCCTAGCGATATTTATTTTATCGAAAGAAAGCAAACCGAAAATAAAACAATAATAACTTATCAATTATCCTCGGTTTTAGACCTAGAAGGCACGAAGTTGCCAAAAAGATCAATTATAGCCGACAAATGTGTTTGGCAATATAGAGGAATGGGATGTTGGTATCAGCACCCAGAAACAAATGAGCTACAAAACTATCCTACTAGTACAGAAGTTCCCATCTTAAAAAAAGCGGAACTTAAAACTATTAAACCACTACCTGACCCAGCAGGAGGAGAGTATACGGCGGACAATATATATCCTGATCAAATTGCCTCTACTTCTAGCGACGTAGATAAGGTAAAAGCTACAGGCCTTCTTAAAGAAGCTCCTCCAGTAGCTACTGATTCTGACGAGCCTATAAGTGATATAATCGGAGGAGGGAACATCCAATTAAAGGGACTTTATAACGTAGATGAAACGTATTCTGCAAGGCAGAGCGTTTATTTACAAAAAGACAACGTAAAGTATTATTTTGTCGCTGTTAAGAAGGTCCCTAAAAACACTCCTCCCCCGAATAAGTTATATTGGGTAGCTGACGAATGCTCAAAATCTTTAACAGGATGTCGGTTAAGATGGGGGGCAAATAGTCCAAGGACGACTCATGAAGAGCATCAGTGTCCAATTTCTGTAGGACAACTTCCCTATGGAGGATTTCCAGCGGCTAAAAAATTACAAAGATCCGTAAGATGATACTAGGAGACGAAATAAAAAAAGCTATAGTTAAGCACGCAACTCGAGAGAATCCTCGCGAGTGCTGTGGCCTTATAGTTGAAAAAGATAATCATAAGTTTTCCGTAGAGTGCAGAAACGTAGCAGAAAATCCATGTAAAACTTTCTCTTTGAGTAGTTTTGATTATTTAAAAGGGTCTAAAAAAGGTAATATAATTGCAATTTATCATTCTCACGTCAACGAAGAAGAGCGTTTTTCTCCTTTGGATATTTCCAACAGTCAATCTCATCGAGTAAACTATATCCTCTATAACCTACCTAAAAATTCTTTTTCGTTTTTTGATTATAAAAAAAATAAAACCCTTATATTTAATAAAGCTTTCAAAACTCAAACGGCTGATTGTTATTCCTTAGTTAAGGAAGAGTTTGCTAAGCATGGAGCTTCCCTTATAGATAAAAAAGATAGCAGGCTTGACCCTACTTGGAGTCGAAGCAATCCGGGTTTAATAGAAGAAATATTTGAAATGAATCCTAAAGTGAAAAGAGTACCTTTAAGCGATGTAAAAAAGTACGACATCCTTGTCTTTGAACTTGTTAAAGGAAACGGGCCTGTTCACGTAGGTCTTTATTTAGGAGACGATACTTTTATGCATCACCCTAGAGATAGATACCCATGCGTAGAGCCGTTAAAAAAATCTTATCGTAAAAAAATTTACGATGTATATCGCCATGAAAAATTTAACTAAGATAACCATACACGGTGTTTTGGCTGAGCAAATGAATCGCTCTGAATGGAACTTAGCTGTGAGAAGTGTAGGTGAAGCTGTAAACGGAATAGAGGCTAATACTCGAACATTTTTTAAACACGTAATGGAGAACGACAAAAAAAATATTAAGTATCGCGTCTTAATAAATGGGCAGGATTTTGGCTACGAAGATGGCAAAGACCCTAACACTCCAGAAGGATTTTTATCTTCAGAATTACTTATAAAAAGAGATGGTATAGAAAACATAGATATAGTTCCTGTTTTGGAGGGGGCTGGAGATTTTGTAGCGATAGTAGTAGGCGGTCTCCTTTTAGCAACGGGAATGGGCTGGATAGCTACGCCTCTTCTTATGGGGGCTGGAGCTGCTACTCAAGCAGCCTTAATATTAGGCGGAATAGGTTTGATAGCAGCAGGGATAACCAATCTATTAACACCTATGCCTAAATTTGGAGACTTTAGAGAGATAGAAGGAGGGGGCGCAAGAGCTTATCTTTTTAATGGGCCAGAAAATACAATTAGAGAAGGGGGGCCTGTCTTCGTAGGATATGGTAGACTTCTCATAGGAAGTCAAGTAATTCAAAGCGCTCAAGATACAATAGACGTGGACGCGGATGTTACTCCTAAATCCCACTGGGGATCCGCGGAATATGGACTACTTTACAATATTCCTCAATCACCTAACCCTAAATCATGGAAAGAATAATTAAAATATTAGAGATAGGAACG